AACACCAACAGATGGCACATACTGGTTTGACCTTGCATCTACCAGTTACGGTATCTTTCAGTGGAGCAAAACTGATCAGAAATTCACAACAATCACACCAACGTTGATCACATCAGTTACTGACCTGGTAGGTAACGTGTCAACAGGTGCACCAAAAACATCAGTGGGATCACAAGGAGACTATGCGATCAACACCACTCATGTTTCTAACAAAATCTACAAGAAAACTTCAAGCAACACTTGGGTACAATTGGGATCAAGCGCATGGCACTTGAGCTTACCTGTCATCACAGTTGCTTCAGGTACAACAGTGACAAGCGGTCACTCCATGTACGTGAACAGTGTTCAAGTTTCAGTAAGCGGCACAGCACTTTCAGATGTGGCTACAGCATTCACTAATGCCAATGTTCCTGGAGTATCAGCAAGTGTCAACGCTACCACAGGCAATCTAGAAATCTTCCACAATGGTTTAGGTTTCAGTGATTCTTCTGTGGAAAGCGACAACACAATCAAGTTTCAAGCAGGTACAGGCACACTACTAAGTGACTTGGGGATCACAGCACAGACTTACAACGGTGTTAAATTCCTGCAGGCCAAACACACCAACAGACCAACATGGAAGACAGCAGACGAAGACAGACCCAACGGTTCGGTTTGGTTCAAGACAACCAATGCCAATGCGGGCGCCAACATCGTTGCCAAACTATACAGCTCGTCAAGTGCTAGTTTTGGAACAGTGTCTGCTCCATTGTATGCCACAAACCATTCAGCGATCTACAACCTAGATCCATCGAACGGTGGTACAGGATTGACTGCTGGCACACTTTACACACAGTACAACATCACTGAACAATCAGTGGACGGACAGTCAGACATCACACCAAACGTGGGCGACTTCCAACTGTTCAGATACGAAGGTGGACAGACTATAATAAGTTCTAAGACCACACATCCAACGTTCACGCACAACGAGACATTCACAGTGAGAGAATCCGTGAAGACCCAAGAAGCGTTGGCGGCGGCCAAGACAGTTACAATCCAATCAAGTGATGGATCAACACTGGCTGACAAGGAAGACTTCGTGACGGCATTCACAGCCGCAGGTTTCACGAACCTAGAAGCGTCTATAATCACAGCAGGTGAGTACACAGGCGCCATACAGATCAAACACAAACTGGGTGGTGACTTCAGGATGAACAACACATCAGGAACTCCACTAGACGACGCAGGATTCGGTACCAGTGACGCACACAGTTACGGTGGATACACTGCTAACAGCACAACACTGGTTGATAACTTGTACGTGGCACCAACAGGTGATTCAGAAGACTCAACAGTGGGTAACGAGGTTATCGCTACAAACTGGAAGAGATTGAGCTACACTGCTTCAACAAGTGCTCCTACCAATGAGCCAACAGATGGCACACTTTGGTATGACACCAAGATTGACGAAGCAGACATCATGGTACACAACGGAACAACTTGGGTAGGATACCTAAATCAATACGCTACCACAGATCCAAATGGTCCACAGTTCAGTGCCACAGCACCGACTACACAGTCAGACGGAACAGCACTGGTCACTAATGACTTATGGATTGACACAAGCGATCTTGAGAACTATCCAAAACTCTACAGATACAACACATCTGCCACACTAAGTTCAAGCAACACAGCAAACCAAGTGGTTGTCACCACGTCGGGTGCGGCCTGGGAATTAATCGACAAGGCAGATCAGACCACAGAAGACGGAGTTGTCTTCGCAGATGCTAGATGGCATACTTCAACAGACAGGAATGCCAACAACAGCACACAGGCGGGCACTGCTTCAACAATCAAGAATCTTTTAAGTGACAACTTCATAGATCCAGATGCTCCAGACCCAGCACTTTACCCACAGGGTATCATGCTGTGGAACACTAGGAGAAGTGGTTATAACGTGAAAGAATACAGAAACAGTTACATAACAACGACTGCTTATCCTGGATCGGGTTCATCAGGATTGGGTAACATCAGATACAACAACGAATCAGTTAGTGGTTACTACCCAGACAGATGGGTCACCAAGTCAGGCAACAACGCGGACGGTTCTGGCACTTTCGGAAGGAAAGCACAGAGAAAAGTCATCGTGGCACAACTGAAATCTGAGATAGACACGAACCAAGCGATCAGAGAGGACCAAAGGGGTTACAACGTGATTGCTTGTCCTGGATATCCAGAACTGATACAGAACATGATCAACCTAAACACCGACAGGAACAACACGGCATTCGTTGTTGGTGACACACCAATGAGATTGGCCGGCACAGCAACGGCAATCACGAACTGGGCAAACAACACGGCGGCCGCCACAGACAACGGCGAGGACGGTCTTGTTAGTTCAAGTGATTACTTAGGAGTGTTCTATCCTTCAGGATCAACCACAGACAACACGGGTAAAACCATTGTTGTTCCACCAAGTCACATGATGATGAGGACACTGGCGAACAACGACAACATCGCTTTCCCATGGTTCGCTCCAGCAGGAACAAGACGTGGAGTTGTTGACAACGCCACATCAGTAGGTTACATCAACGCCACATCAGGCGAATTCCAAATAATATCTGTTACGGAGTCAGTGAGAGACTCGATGCACAACGTGAAAGTTAATCCGATCACATTCTTCTCAGGAGCGGGCATCGTGAACTTTGGTAACTTGACCAAGACATCGGCAAGTTCAGCAATGGACAGGATCAACGTTTCAAGATTGGCAGTGTATCTGAGAACACAACTGGATGCTATCGCTAAACCGTTCATCTTTGAACCAAACGATGAGTTGACAAGGAATGAGATCAAACAAGCAATCGAGTCATTCTTGCTAGAGCTTGTTGGTCAGAGAGCGTTATACGACTTCCTAGTAGTCTGTGATGACACCAACAACACACCTACCAGGATCGACAGGAATGAACTGTACGTGGACATCGCGATCGAACCAGTGAAATCGGTCGAGTTCATCTACATACCGTTAAGAATCAAAAACACAGGAGAAATTGCAAAGTTAGGGAACTAATTTTGAATAAATAGGAGAAACAGATGGCAATATCAACTTTATCAAAATTTACAGTACCACTAGCGAACGATCAGAGTTCAGCATCACAAGGTTTATTGATGCCAAAACTACAGTATCGTTTTAGAGCGATCCTGGAGAATTTTGGAGTATCAACACCAAGATCAGAACTAACAAAACAAGTTATAGACATCACGAGACCTAACTTGACTTTCGACAACGTGACACTGGACGTGTACAACTCAAAAGTTTATGTTGCAGGTAAACACACTTGGGATCCAATCACAATCAATCTTAGAGATGACGTCAACAACTCTGTGACTAAATTGGTTGGAGAGCAGATCCAGAAACAGTTTGACTTCTTTGAACAGTCAAGTGCGGCATCAGGTATTGATTACAAATTCACTGCTAGAATTGAAATGCTAGATGGTGGTAACGGAGCAAGTGCACCAAATGTGTTAGAAACATTTGAGTTATACGGTGCATATGTAGAAAACGTGAACTACAACACACTAGCATACGCAACCTCAGACCCAGCGACTATCACTATGTCAATTAGATACGACAACGCGATCCAAACTCCAACAGGAACAGGAATCGGAACAGCGGTATCTAGAACGATCGGTACATTGAGTACTGGTGGTTAATCAAAATTAAGTTAGCAATTATACAAGGAAAGCGTCTTTATAGGCGCTTTTTTTGTGGCCATAAATACCCATATGCCAAGCATTAACAACTTCTTACAAGGATTCCAAGACGGCCTACCGGGAATGAAAGACTTCCGACACGCATCACGACTGTACATAGACGACAACTACAAGTTGATGCCCAAACAGAAGTTCCTGTTCCACGTGGTGTTCAACACCGATGAAACCCTATTCTTTAACGGATTCAACTCCAATGAAAGATATGAACTCAACATGTTGGTTAAAAGTGCTGATCTACCCAAATACGGAATGAACCTGGAAGAAAAAATTCAGTACAACAAGAAAATGTATGCGGCAACCAGGATACAATATGAACCAGTAAACATTACATTCCATGACGACCACGCTGACACTGTAAATGCTTTTTGGAAAAAATATTATGAGTATCACATAGCAGACTCAGTTGCTTTAAATTCGGACCTTGCTATTTCAAACACAAAAGACGATTACTACGATGGTATAGACAAAAAAAATATCACGAAGTTTGGATTAGACACACCGGCCGTGAGAAAAAAGCCTTACTTGAAAGGTATAGAAATATTTGTGCTACACAAACAACGATTCACTTCTATGACCTTGGTCAACCCTGTTATAGGTTCGTTTAGCCACGATAACTTAGACCAAGCAGATGGCGCCGGTGTCTTACAGAACACCATGCAGATATTTTACGAAACAGTGATATACAAATCAGGAATAATAAACAAAAATAATGTTCCTGGATTTGCCACAATACATTATGACAAAGAACCTTCCCCTTTAACTGTATTAGGCGGAGGCACAAACAGTATATTTGGTCCGGGCGGTGTTGTTGACGGCATAGGTTCAGTGATAAGGAATGTACAGTCGGGAAACATATTAGGAGCGATATTGGCGGCCTCAAACACCTACAACAATGCCAAGAAAATCAAAAAATCAGATGTCAAGGAAGAACTCAAAGGCATAGCCAAGGAAGGTATTTTAGAAGTTGGCAAGCAGGCAGGCACAATAACTAATCCTGTTGGTGCTTTCTCTGTCGGTGCCGCTGTGGCAGGAGCGGCCATTATTGCTAATGCTAAAGGTATCAACGATAAGAGCACAAAACAAAACACACGTGTGGTAAACAGTCCATCACTAGACACAGTCAACTTCCTTACAGCAGAAGAATCTTTTAATCTTATATCCGTCGACGAGACCATCAAGGATGAAATCGCGGCCGGAATATACTACAAAGACATAGGATCTAGGAAGGATCTCACAGTGGCAGAATCCGATATAGAATATGCGGGTGCTGGCACTACAACCAAGACCGTTTATAGGAACAAAGCAATCACGGACATCAGAAAACTTATAACCGAAGGCTATATAAAAATTGATAGGACAACGCAAAATGTTTCTATAGCAACAGAGAAAGCGGCAATATAATGGCAGAATTTTATACAAACCTACCACCAAAACAAAAAGACGAGTTAGACAAGACTATTGAAAAACTGACCACGACAAACTACGAAACCGGTTATCAATTCAATGCAGGTGATTATGATAGTACCGTGGCGTTCTTCGTTAAGCGTGGATTTTCGAGATCATCGGCAGAATCGACTGCTTACGTGATACTATCACAAGCAAAGATCGACAACATACCTCCACAGGAAATCTTAGATAAACTGACCTATGCGGATCCGGTGCTGTTGTCAGAACTGACAACCATAATACTCAACGCCAACAGATACAAGTCCAGCAGGCTGGGTGTCAGGCAGACGCTCACGACCAAAGAGACAGTATCTAGGAATAT